TCTTTTTGATTGAGTGCATTTTTACCACCAAACGCACCAGTAAGGGCTATTTCTTCTTGATGATGTTTTCCATATTCTATAATTTCATCACAAAACTTATTTGTTAAAACACTATTAAAATAATAATATTGTGTTGTTAGATCCATAAATTAAAAATTGTTTTCAAATTTTATATAATTAAAATTTATAACTATACGTGATTTTTCATCTGTGCAGGTAGCTCCGGTGTGTTGTTCATCAGCTTTGAACTCTACAAAAGTATTTTCTACACTTTTTATTTTTTTCCCATTTTTAAATTTTGTGTAACCATTATTAGTATTAATGTAAAATATACCTGTAGTTATTTTTGCACTTTTACTTGATGAGTAATCGACATGATAACCATGTTCGATATGTTTTTCTGATCGAGTTAAAAGATTTGCTTTTACTCTCAAAAGAGTCAAAGGTTTAAATTTTTGTATTATGGGTTCAAGCATTTCTATAAGGTTAGAGTTTGTTTTATCTTGTGTGTAAAACGTGTGTACAAATTGGAAATGTGGATTGTAACCTGGTAAGCTAACTACCTCATTATTGTAGTACCAAGGAAAATCTGGTCCACTCACGATTCTTTTTATTCCAAGGAAGGTTTCTTGAGGTAAAAAATTTTTGTAAATCTTCATACTATTTGGTGTTTATATATTAAACTCTGTGTTATAACAAGCCACATAAAATAACTTAGCAACATTATTATGAAACAATACAAAACGCCAATTAATAGTTTTATAGGAGGTTGGATAATTGATAAAAATGTTTGTAAGGATTTAATTACATTTTTTAATGATAGTGGAGCAAGGCATTATCAGGGTATGGTAGGAAGATCTAAACCAGAATCAATGAAACAAGGAATAGATCTTTCAGTAAAAAAAAGTATTGATTTATCAACTCACGGCTCATACAGCGCTTTTGCACTTTACAATAAACAGCTACAAATTTGTTTAAATAAATATATGGATAGATATCCTGAAGTTGCAAAAGACTATGCTAGATTTGATTCAACTGTGGAGAGCTACAATATTCAAAAATATGAACCTGGTGATGGATACTACAAATGGCATTGTGAAAGAAATAATGGAACTTCAAAACGTTGCCTTGTTTTTATGACTTATTTAAATGATGTTAAAAATGGTGGAACAGAATTCAAGTATCAAAAAATTAAAATACAAGCTAAGACAGGTTTAACACTTATATGGCCCTCAGATTTTACTCATACTCATAGAAGTATTGTTGCAAAAGAAACAAAATACATCATTACTGGTTGGTATAATTTTATTTAACTTGAGTAGAAACAGCCGGCTCAATATTGTATAATTCTGTATGCCTTTGAATTTTGTAAATATTCGACCTGGATTCAACAAACAAATAACACCCACTGCTGCTGAAGGTCAGTATGTAGATGGTGACAATGTAAGATTTAGATATGGACTGCCTGAAAAAATTGGTGGTTGGGAACAACTTACCTCTGATACTTTAGTAGGGGCAGCTCGAGCACAACATCAATGGACGGATTTAGATGGTAGAAGATATGTAGTCATAGGAACTCATAAAGCATTAATACTTTATTACTCAGAGGCTTTTTACGATATTACTCCGTTAGACACGGCAAAAACAGGAGCAACTTTTGATACACAAAGTGGTTCAGCCACTGTGACCGTAAATCTGACTGCGCATACTTTAGAAGTTGGTGATCTAATAACTTTTACAGTCACGTCAGCTCCTACAGGTTTTGTTTCAGCAGATTTTGATGGAACATTTCAAGTAGTTACAGTTCCAACTACAAACACTTTTACAATTACCATGTCATCAAATGCAACCGGAACTGCTAACGCATCGGGCTCAGCTTCCGTTGTCCCTTATGTAAAACCAGGTTTTTTAAATCAAACGTTTGGTTTCGGTTGGGGCACAGGATTGTGGAGTGGCTCTTTAGCCGGAGCGATTTCATCCACTTTAAATGGATCGCTTGCAGATGATGCACAAGGAAATAATGGTTCAGCTACTAATATCACTTTAGTTAATGCAACAAATTTTCCAACCACGGGCACTATCCTTGTTGGTGGTGAATTAATAACGTACACCGGTAAGTCATCTAATGATTTAACTGGTATAACTAGAGGAGCTTTAGGCTCAAAAAGAAGCGCACACTCAAATGGTGCAATCGTTCAAGATGCTGCAGGATTTATAGGTTGGGGCAGTGCCTCCTCAGCCAGCACTGTGGTTTTACCATCAGCTGATTGGTCATTAGATAATTTTGGTCAAACTTTGATTGCTACTATTTTAGATGGTAGAACTTTCGTGTGGGATCCAATTAACATTAATTCAAGTGCTCCACAAACAAGAGCAACAATAGGATCAGGAATGCCTACAGCCTCAGTGATGACAATAGTTTCAGACCAAGATAGACATTTATTTCATTTAGGAACTGAAACAACGATAGGAACTTCTTCGAGTCAAGACAAAATGTTTATTAGATTTTCAAATCAAGAAGATAAGTCTGATTATGCACCCACATCAACAAACACTGCGGGAACTTTTCAACTAGATGATGGAACTGAAATAAGAGGAGCTGTAAAAGGTAAAGACTACATATTAATTTTGACTGATACCGCAGCTTACATATCACAATTTGTTGGCCCACCATTTACTTTTTCAATCAGAAAGGTTGGGTCTAATTGTGGACTAATTGGTAAACATGCTTTGGTATACGCAGATGGTGTCGTTTATTGGATGGCAGACTCAGGAGGATTTTTTGTTTATGACGGAACCGTAAAAAGTTTACCATGTTCTGTTGAAGATTTTGTTTTTACTACTAATAATACAGGAGATCTTGGTATAGAATTTGATCAAGCAAAAAAAACTTATGCAGCTTACAATACCCTATTTTCAGAGATTACATGGTTTTACCCAAAGAATGGATCTAATTTTATTGACAGGTCTGTAACTTATAATTACGCAGAAAATGTTTGGACGACTGGCTCTTTAGCAAGAACAACTTATTACGATGCACAATTATTTGATCATCCCTACGCTACGGAATATAACAATTCAGGCACACCTACATTTCCTGTGATTAAAGGTGTTACAAATGCGAACGGGCTATCGACATTTTATGAGCACGAAAAAGGCACGGATCAGGTTAATACCTCAGGAACGACTGCTATTTTAGCAAATATACAATCAGGAGACTTTCAACTTGCTGTAGATGGTAATGGAGAATTTTTTACAAAGATAAGGAGATTTATTCCAGACTTCAAAAGAATAACAGGAGATGCACAGATTACAATTAACCTTAAAGATTTTCCTGTTGACACAGCAGCGTCATCACCTTTAGGGCCTTTTACAATCTCATCTTCAACTCAAAAAGTAGATACTAGAGCAAGGGGTCGTGCAGCAAGTTTAAAAATAGAAAATACAAGCACAGGTCAATCTTGGAGATATGGAACATTTAGAGCTGACGTACAACCTGATGGAAGAAGATAATGGCAAAAATAACTGCATATATACCAGAACCAAAAGATACCTATCAACCTGAGAATCAAAGACAGGTTTTACAATCTTTAGATACTGTAAAGCAACAACTTAACACTTCTTTCCAACAAGATCTAAAAAACGAACAATCAACTTTTAACTGGTTTATATCATGACAATTCAATATAAAAATGCAGGAATAAATCTAGACTCAACAGCTACAACAACTGTTTTGACTTCTCCGTCTTCTGCTAGATGTTTAGTAAAACAAATACAAGTGGACAACGCATCAGGGTCACCAGTAAACTTATCAGTCCAATTTACAGATAGTTCTGCATCCTCAACTTTCAGAATAAGAAATAAAGCAATACCCGCAAATGAAGTTGTAGACATTATAAATCAAACTTTAGTTTTAGAAGAAGGTGATTCTTTAAAAATGACAGCAGGTACTGCAAATGAATTACAAGGAATAATAAGTTACGCACAAATAGACAGATCACAAGAAAATGGCTAAGAAAAAACCGTTATTTGGAGTTAATAACTATAAAAAAAGAACACCAAAAAAAAGACCAGGAAGGCATACAAAGAGATTGAATAAACATAAAAAAAAGAGTATTAAGAAACATGGCTATAGAGGCCAGGGGAGATAATATGGAAATAATTAAGATACCAGCACACGCAGTAGAAAAAATTAAACATAAAAGAACTGGAAAAGAATATAAGGATAAAGCTGAGTTCGACGCTGATGTAGCCGATCCAAATACAGATACAACTGCAGAGGATTTTCAACAAGATCTTATAATTACGCCGGCTTCAATTGGTGGAAAAAGCGACACTAAATGAATCCTTTAGGGGGTACTGAGATTCAATATGAATTGCTTTATAAGTATGTTGACAATAATTTATTAGATAATTTTCAAATAACAACCTCTGTTCCTGAAAAAATTCCACTAAGCCTTGATAAAATAAATATACTTTGGCAACAAAATTCTTACGATCAACCAAATCTTATTGATTGGTTTTCTAACAAAGATAATCATAAAAAGTATGATTACTACGTTTTTAATTCTCATTGGTGTTTTGAAAAGTTTAGAATGAGATTTAAAGTTCCTACAGACAGATGTACAGTAATAAAAAATGCTGTTGACCCATTTCCTACAAAAATATTCAAAAGAAAAAATAAATTAAAAATGATTTATCACTCAACACCATGGAGAGGCTTGAATGTTTTATTAGGTGCAATGCAACTTATTAAAAGTGAGGATGTTGAGTTAGATGTGTATTCAAGCACGCAAATATATGGTGACCAATTTAAAAATGCAAATGATGATCAATACAAAGAATTATATGAGCAAGCTAAATCTTTACCAAACGTAAACTACATAGGTTATGTAAGTAATGATGAGATTAGAAAAAAATTACCTGAATATGACGTATATTGTTTTCCGAGCATTTGGGAAGAAACTTCTTGTATATCTGCCATTGAATCTTTAGCAGCTGGTCTTCATATGATTACAACTAATTATGGTGCTTTATATGAAACATGTTCTGAGTGGCCTGTATATATAAATTATACAAATGATTATAAACAACTAGCTCAATTATTTGCTTTTTCTATTGATGAAGTTAATTCTTATTTATATAAAGGTTCTGTGCCAGAATTTTTAACAAGCCAACAACAATTTTATAATAAGTTTTATTCTTGGGAAAGAAGAAAAGGTGAATGGACTAATTTTTTACAAGGACTATTGCATGAAAAACGATCCAAATTCTAAACCCATTTGGTTTAATAAAGAGGAGGAAAAACTAAATGAGCATAGTATATTTGTTGCTACTCCTGTACATTCAGAAGTAAGTATTCATTATACACAGTCATTACTTGAATTACAAAAACTAGCAATTAAGAAAAAAACAAAAATAGTATTTCAACTATATAAATCATCGTTAGTTACACAGGGTAGAAATCTATGTGTGTCAGCTTTTTTGCGCAGTGGTATGAG